GTCAAAATAATGGCGATACAGCTTGGACAGCCGGTTGTCTTTAGACCAGGCACGGCCTTTGAAGAAAGGTGGGGGCCGGGACAATACCTCTCGGGAATGGTCACGAGCATTACTGGTGGCGAGGCCTCACTGATCGTTTGGCCCGCTGGGGAGTATCCACCTTATTACGAGCTGCGTGTCAGTCGAGACGATGCCCTAGCAAAGCCCCGCACATGGACGCCCTCGGTCAGTGACACGTCTGCCCTCCCTGAGGCTCCTTCAGATGGTCAGATCTACGGCCGCCGGAATCAGGCTTGGACGCCCGTAATTACTGGTGGATCTGGTGGTGGTGTCTCTGCTATCGTTATCTCCGATACTGTGCCTGCACAGCCTCTCGAGGGAATGGCGTGGCTGGACACCACCATCAACAACTTCTTCATCTATCAACAAGGTGTTTGGGTCGAGCCCGCTCACCTGAACCCTGTTCCGTAGGACACTGAGATGGCAATCCAGTTTCCAATCAACCCGCAGCAAGGCCAACAGTACACCCCTGCTGGTATTCCGCTGACGTGGCAGTACGACTCTGGACGGCACGCCTGGAGAGTGCTTCGCTCGGCCGCAAGCTGGAGTGAGATCGGAGGGAAGCCAGCTACATTCCCGCCGTCCGCCCACTCACACATCATAGCGGATGTCACTGGATTGCAAGCGGGTTTGGATCTAAAGCAGGACTCGAGTGCGAGAGGGTTCCCGAACGGTTACGCCTCGCTGGATGGAAATGGCCTCGTTCCAACGAGCCAGCTGCCTCCACTCAACGAGACCGATTGGAACCAGATCGAGAACAAGCCGAGCGAGTTCCCGCCCTCTGCTCACTCCCACCCCGTCGCCCAGATCAGCGACAGCTCAAGCGTTGGCCAGCAACTCGTCCGCTCGCCCACAGCTCAAGATGCGAGGAATGTGATTGGGGCCATTGGGCCTGATGACAACGCCCGAGTTAAGGTTAAGCTTGCTGGCGTCTCGATGGGGATCAGACGGGCGATCAACTTTATCGAGGGCCTGAATGTTACACTGGCTGTGGCGGATGATGCTGTTAATGAGGAAGTGGATGTAACGATTAACTCGTCTGGTGGAGGCGGTGGTGGAGCCTCGATCCTCGTTAGTGAGACCAAGCCCGTTGCACCAGCTGACAATACGATGTGGCTCGACTCGGCGACAGGCATCACCTACATCTACTACAACGATGGAGGAGGCCATCAGTGGATCGAGCCTCTTCCCTACATCCCTGCGCAGCCAGCGGCTTACACAAAGATAGTCTTCCCCGTCGCACCAGTTAACGATCAAGCCTTCACTGCGTATGCGGGGGCGATCTGGAAGTGGTCATCTGTTCGCGGTGTCTGGTATGCGGCGCTAGGAACATCTCCGAGCTATACGAAAGCGGAGGCGGACGCTAAGTTCGTTGATACTGTTGGCGACACTATGACAGGAGCCTTAACTCTTAGTGGCCCACCAACCGCTCCGCTTCAGGCCGCGACGAAGGATTACGTTGATAGCAAGGCCTCGATCATCGTAAGCGACACTCCTCCACCGGCTCCACTCGACAACATGCTTTGGTGGGAAAGCGACACAGGAACGCTTTACGTCCGCTACAATGATGGGACTGGAGCACAGTGGGTTCAGGCGGTTGCGACACCAGTGCTTGATACGTCGGCCCTTGTCAAGAAGGCCGGTGATACGATGTCGGGCAACTTATCAATTGCTCCTGCCCTTGGTTCATCAACTCTTTCATTGGTTGCACAGCAAGCCGCACAACAAGTAAAAGTTGACTTCCATCAAGGTGGTGCTGTTAAGTGGCAAGTTGGTAAACAAACCGATGATAGCTTTTTCATTTATGGTGTTACAGCATCAAAGTATGGATTCCACATTGATCCGAATACTGCATTAGTCGATGTTAACGCTGATCCGACAGCAGCGCTTGGCATCGCTACCAAGCAATACGTCGATGTCAAGACATCGAACAGACAACGCTTCACTTTGGATGGACTTAACTTAGTTGACATCCCAGTTCCCGCGAATGCTGTTGCAGCGAAATTAAGTGGTTCAGCTTATTTTACGGGAGCCGGGACGTATCCTCTGATACAGCTGAGTGTTTCAGCTGGAGTGTTTCTGAATGCAGCAGGTAATTATGCTTTTAGTGGGAATCAGTTTACTTCCAATCCCGCAACTTGGGTCTATTATAATGTTAATGCTACTCTTCCTGGTTTCTTTCTTCTACAAACCCAAGATAATAGTCAACTTCCTTTTACCTGGGATGGGTTTATGCAGGTGAAGAGAAAAACAACAGGACATTTCTTTTCAGGTGATTTTATATCGAGAGGTTATAACAATACAAGCGGGCACGGGACATTTACTTTCAATAACCGAACTCAGCCGGGTTCCGGTCTTAGTGTCTTAGCTATTCGTTTTCTGCTGTATGGCGGCACCCTCTTCGATACTAACAGTGTTCTCATTGTGGAGTGGCTGTAATGGCACTCAACTTCCCATCTTCACCTACAGTCGGTGATTTGTATCCGACTCCAGCACAAGTGGGCGTGCCACAGTATAGGTGGGATGGGACGGCCTGGATTGCTCAGGCGGTAGCGAATGCGCCGACTTATGTCTTGAAGGCCGGCGACACTATGACTGGCCAACTTATAATTAACTATGTCAGCCCACACCTTATATTACAGAGAACAGCAGTAGGAGAGTTAGCTAGTGTCACCTCTATGATAGGGGCTTTGCCTCGTTGGGACGTAGCTATTGGTGACACCGCACCGGAAAGTGGTGGCAATGTTGGATCAAACTTTGGTATCCATTACTTCAATGATGCTGGGACTTATGTTGGTCAAGCACTTGGAATCAGTCGTGCTGACGGGCTCGTTATTCTGAAGGGCAATCCAACTGGACCACTTCATGCTGCCACTAAGCAGTATGTCGATGCTGCGGTCAGCTCTTTCCCAGTTGGAACCTTGATGCTGTTTCAACAGTCGGCCGCACCTACAGGCTGGACGAAGCAGACGACTCACAATGATAAGGCGCTGAGGGTTGTCTCAGGGACGGCGGCATCAGGTGGTACATACACGTTTTCGTCTATGTTTGCTGCGGTCTCGACGCAGGGTGCTACGCTTGATGGCAACACGATGGCAGCTCATGCCCATCAAACTTACGGCTACACCTTGAACCCCGGCGGTGGTCCTGGTGGCTTCCACCACGAACCTTCTGATGGCAACGGCCTCAACGCTTACGGTGCTGTCTATGACGTTTCTGCGGGCGCTGGTGGAGCACACGCTCACGGCCTCAACCTCAGTGTTCTGTACGTCGATCTCATCATTGCGAGTAAGAATTGATGGATACTGAGAAACCAAGAGCGTCTGGCACGTTGAAGTGTCCGCTATGGCAAAAGCCGATGAAGCTTGTTTGCCACACTTGTGCGTTGTGGGTCCATGTGAGAGGAAAGCATCCACAAAGTGAAGAGCTTGTCGATCACTGGAATTGCGCGCTTGCTTGGATGCCGATGCTGATGATCGAGAACTCACAACAACAGAGGGCGACCGGAGCCGCGGTCGAAAGCTTCAGGAATGAAGTGGTGAGCACCAGTCAAGTACAGCGGTCGCAGTGGGAAGCACTTGTGAATGGAGGGCAAAATGCGCTTGACTATCGTCACAAGTGACAACATGGTTCTCGTTGACAAAGAGCCACGAATAGTTGACTGTAGCAAGTACCCGGAGCTTGAGGGCGTTCATGCGGTTCAGTGGAATGGCACAGTCGGTCACATCGAGTTCATCAACGATCTCTCAACTCAATTCAACTACAAGCTCAATGAGCCGATCGAAGACATCGAACGCTTCAAGCCTGTGATTGATGCTTGGGAAGTAGCGGAGTCACAAAAACCTCCAGTGCCGCCGAAGCTCTTAAAGATGCCGGAACCGAAAGATGGTTGAGCAAGCAAAGACATGGCTCAAAGACAATTCCACGCTGGTCTACTTCTTGTTGGCCCAAGCTGTTGGGATTGGGGCTGCCGTGTTGAGCATGACCGCGTATATGGTGAAGTTGGAGGCAAGGGTTCAGACGCTGGAGACAAGGGGCTCGCCACACTTAGCTGTGATCGACAACCGCTTAACGGTGTTGGAGAGTACATCCAACGAGAACAAGCGACGACTGGACAATGTTATCAATATCATGACTAAAGAGCTGCACATCTCACCTGCGAGGTGACGTCATGTCTATAGGTCTGTTGTTTTGGGTGCTCATGATCTTGTGGTTCTTCTCGTGGATCGGGACGAGGTGGGGAGGACTCACCGGACCTTATCTCTACGCGAGTGAGCTGCTATTCTTCATCCTGCTGTTTCTGCTTGGATGGCACTCGTTTGGCTTCGTGATTCACGCTTAACAAAGGAGGACGTGATGGCGATAGGTGTTACTGGAGTCTATAAGGCCCCAACCGATATGGCAGCCGCTGATCCGCGGGTGCTCGCGCGAGTAGGACCGGGGACGGAAAGTGCTGCCTTGGTTACGGGAGTCAGTGCTGATGGGGCGCTCGTGAGCTTGCGTGTGTTCCCTGATCAACAAGAGGACTTCTCTATTCGAGGGATTGGGATCGTAGATGATCCGATCATTGGAAGCTTTGTTGAGGGGGCACATCCTGAAGCGCCGCCGATCACACGGAGTGCTGAAGGCCGAAGCAAGCCGATGTTCTCGCCTGACAAGCCTGACAAAACCGAACGGAGGCCATAATGTTTGGCGGCGGCGGAAAAACACCTCCACCACCCACGCCACCTCCAGTGCCGCCACCGGCTCCTACTCCAGCTGACACAAGCGTTGTCGAAGCTGGGCAAAAGGTTCGGTCGGCCTCGAAGGCTGGCGTGGGTGCAACCATAGCAACTGGTAGCGGGGGTCTCACGACACCAGCTAATACTGGTTCTAAGTCATTGTTAGGGGATTAAGATGTTTGGCGGAAACGACCAACAGCCGACTCCACCATCAGCTCCGATCCAACAGGCAACGACTCCAATGCCGACGGCAGCGCCGTCACAACCAGGTACTGATCCGCAGAAGATTGCGGGTCAGCTCGAGGCGAACCAAGCGAAGCCAGGGTCACTGGCAACACCCTCTCAAGATCAAGAAGACTCTAACAAGTCTTTGTTGGGGCGCTAGATGAACAAGAAAACTCGCCAGGAGAGAGCGGAATGGGCGGATCAACGCTTGATCGCGATGAGAACTCCGCGCTACTCTTGGTGGGTTCACTGGAGGGAGCTGGCTAACTTCCTCTTGCCGAGGAGATACAAGTGGCTGATAACACCGAACGAGATGAGTCGCGGAACGCAACTGAACACAGGTATTATCGACTCTACAGGTACAATTGCCGCTCGGGTGTGTGCGGCTGGTATGATGAGCGGAATCACCTCACCTACGAGGCCCTGGTTCCGTCTGGGGATCGAGGGACTGCAACTGAACGACTCGTCGAACCCAGCGTCACTGTGGCTTGCTGAGTGCGAGAAACGATTGCTTAAAGTGTTCGCGGAGTCAAACTTCTACAATGCTATGGCTACTTTGTATCTTGATCTTGTTGTGTTCGGCACAGGTGTTTCGATTTGCTACGAGGACTACGAGAACGTGGTCCGCTTTTACAACCCTTGTGCGGGCGAGTATTATCTTGAGGCGGGTCCGACTTATGAAGTGGATACGCTCGCAAGAGAGTTCACGATGACTGTTAAGCAAGTTGTACAAGAGTTTGGGCTTGAGAATTGTTCGGAGTCGACGAAGAAAGCTTACGCGCAACCAGGGGGTCGGACTCAAGAGATTGTTGTTTGTCATCTGATTGAGCCGAATGATGGCAGTGAAAGGCAAAAATGGAAGTACATGGAGCTTTACTGGGAGAGAGGCAACACTGCGGAGGGGCCGCTTAGGTGGAGCGGATACAATGAGTGGCCTGTCATTGCTCCTCGCTGGGACCTCGTCTCGAACGATGTTTATGGCAGATCACCTGCTATGGATGCTCTTGGGGACATCAAACAGCTGCAACAGGAGACAAAGAGGAAGGGACAGGCGATTGACAAGATGGTTAATCCGCCGATGCTTGCTGATGTTCAGCTGAGGAACCAACCGGCCTCATTAATGCCGGGAGGCGTCACTTATGTCAGTGGATTGCAAAACGTGGGCTACAAGCCCGTGTTCACAGTCAACCCGCCGATCAACGACTTGAAGGAAGACATCAAAGAGATTCAAGAGCGGATTAAGGTGATCTTTTTCAACGACCTCTTCATGATGATCTCTCAGCTAGATACAGTGAGGACCGCGACGGAGATAGATGCGAGGCGCGAGGAGAAGCTTATCATGCTTGGCCCCGTGCTCGAGCGGTTTGAACAAGAGGCGCTTGATCCAGTGATCGAGCGGATCTTTGGGATCATGATGAGGGCTGGTTTGTTGCCGCCTGCACCAGAGGGCCTGATCAAAGATGGTCAAGGGCTGAATGTTCAGTACGTTTCGATGCTTGCTGAAGCACAGCGAGCTGTATCGGCCTCGGGGATGGAACGGGTGATGGGCTTGGCTGGTAACATAGCGGCGGCCGATCCTAGCGTGCTTGACAACATCAACGTGGATGAGTTTATGGTGGAGTATGCGGACTTGATGGGTGTCCCACCGAAGATACTGAGGTCGCGCGATGAAGTGGCAGCTCTCCGAGAGCAAAAGCAGAAGCAACAGGAGCAGGCGGCGTTGCTTGGTCAGACTGACGCGGCGGTTAAGGGCGCGCAAGTACTTTCCAAGACGGACGTGGGCGGTGGCCAGAATGCTTTGGCCGCCATGATGGGACTTGGTGGGCCACAGTCAGGGACTGAGGTTCAACAGTGAGTTATGATGCGAGTGATCCGAAACAAGTTAAAGATCGGATCAAACAGCTTAGGGTTCAGTAGGTAGACATATGTTTATCCGCTAAACTAAACATTTTTACCGGTTCGATGATCTGAAACCAGAGATTTGAGACCAGGACTTTTACTAATGGACGAGAAATATTTCGCAAAAAAGGTCGAAGCCAAGTGGCAAAAGAAATGGGCTGAGTCAGGAGCGTTCAACGCTGAGATCGATGATGAACGGCCAAAATTTTACCAGCTGGAGATGCTGCCCTATCCGTCGGGCAATCTTCACATGGGCCACGTCCGAAATTATTCGGCAGGTGACGCGCTGGCCTGGTACAAACGGCTGA